GGTAACGCCGGAGGCGCAACGTTTCGTTAGTGTTAGTGAACATGTGGGGGTAGCCCTGCAGCAGCAACCGAGGGCCAAGTAAGGCACGCGTGGCAGCGAAAACCTACAGCGCAACGGAGCTAAGCCACCATTTCGGCGTCGACCGGGGCACGGTTTCGCGCTGGGCCAAGGACGGTTGCCCTGCCGAGCGCGAGGAAGGGAAAAGCCGAGGCACCGCGTGGGCTTTCACAATTCCGCCGGTGCTGGCCTGGCTGCTCGAGCGCGCGGAAATCGCGGGCCGCGAGGGCGTCAAACCCAGCACCCTGCAGGCAATCGAGCGCCGCCAGGCCCAGGTCAGCCTCGAGCTGGCAGAGTTGAGGCTTGCAGAGCTGCGCGGCGAGGTTTTACGTGTCGACGACGTGCTCGAGATTGTCGGCGCCGACTACGATTCGGTACGGCGTGCGTTGACCTCAATTCCGCCGCGCATTGGTGCCGAGCTGTGGGCCCAGGTCACCAACGGGGCCACCGAGCCGGCCATTATTGCCGAGCTCGAGCGGGTGGTCGACGACGTGTTGCGGGGGCTATCGGGTGGCGGCACCGGCGACGGCGACGGACCAGGACCCCCACGCGCCGCTCGAGTCGCTGTCGGCCACGCTCGAAAGGCTGCGCGAGGGCCTGGCGCAAAGCAAAAGCGCAAGGCTGCGACCGCCACCAAGGCTAAGTCTGAGCCTGTGGGCCGATCAAAACCGGTTTCTAAGCGACGAGGCAAGCGCTGAGCCCGGGCCCTGGCTGACCGCCCGGGCCGAATACCTGCGCGAAATCATGGACTGCTGCACCGACCGCTCGATTGACGAGGTGGTGTTGCAAAAATCCGCCCAGGTCGGCGGCACCGAGGTGTTGCTCAACCTGTGCGGTTTCCACATGGACCAGGACCCGGCGCCGATTTTGGTCGTGCAGCCCAGTCTCGAGCTCGTCGACGAGTGGAGTAAGGCCAGGCTGTCGACCATGATTCGCGATAGCCCGGTGCTGCGCGATAAAGTTTCCGACCCAAAATCGCGCGATAGCGGCAACCGGATACGCGAGAAGCGCTACCCAGGCGGCCGAATTACCATCGGCGGCGCCAATTCCGCCAGGTCATTGCGTGGCCGGCCGATGCGGGTCGTGGCCTGCGACGACGTCGACGGTTTTCCTGCCAGCGCCGGCAGCGAGGGCGACCCGGTTGCGCTGGCCCGAAAGCGGACGACCACCTTTCGGCGCACCCGCAAAATTGTTTTGATTTCGACGCCGACGATAAAGGGCCTGTCGCGAATCGAAAAGGCTTTTGCCCGCAGCGACCAGCGGTTTTTTGAGGTGCCCTGCCCGCGCTGCGGTGCGTTTCAACGCTTGAAATGGGGCGGTCCCGACGCGGCCTTTGGTGTGAAATGGGAACAAACCGAGCCCGACGCGGGCGATTCCACGCCGGCCGTGGTCCGGGCTTGGTACGTCTGCGAGCATTGCGCGGGCGAGTGGACAGACGGCGAGCGGCGCGCGTCGATTCGGTGGGGCCAATGGCGGGCGACAAAACCCTCGAGGGGGATCGCCGGGTTTCACGTATCAGAAATTTATTCACCTTGGGCCAGCCTCGAGGACATTGCCGCCGCCTTTTTAGAGGCCAAGCACGACCCCACGTTGTTGCAGGTTTTCGTCAATACCGTGTTGGGCGAAACCTGGGAAGATCGGGCCGAGCAGGAGCTCGACCCCAACGCAATTTATAACCGCCGCGAAAACTACGGGCCCAAGGTGCCTGCCGAGGCGGCCCTGCTGACGGCGAGCGTCGACGTCCAAAAATCCTGGCTCGAGCTCTACGTTAAAGCCTGGGGCCGCGGAGAGGAAAGCTGGGCCTGCGAGCACCACGTTTTGCGCGGTGACCCAGGCGGCCCGAAGGTGTGGCAGCAGCTCGACGAGCTCCTGGCCGCACCACGCGAGCACGCGAGCGGCCTCGAAATCCACATTGCCGCGGTCTGCGTCGATACCGGCGGCAAAAAGGGCCACACCCAGGCGGCCTACGATTTTTGCCGCGACCGGCTCGGCCGGCGGATTTGGGCAATCAAGGGCGTCGGCGGTGGCGGTCGCCCGGTGTGGCCACGCCGCGCGAGCCGCAAAAACCTGGGCAAAATAGACCTGTTTGCAATTGGCGTTGACGCTGCCCGGGACGTCGTTTATAAGCGCATCGGCCAGCTGCCACCCGGTGCCGGGTCGTTGCATTTGTCGCTGCTTTTTGACCTCGAGTTTTGCAAACAGCTCACCAGCGAGCGGCCACAAACCCGCTACGTGAGGGGCTACGCAAAGCGGGTTTGGCGTCAGATTCGGCCTCGAAACGAGGCTTTCGACCTCGAGGTGTACGCGTATTCCGCGCTCTGCGGCCTGCGAAACATGCACGGGCTAGACCTCAACGCCGAGGTGGACGCGCTCGGCGAGCTCCTCGCGACACCGGCCGCCAAGCGCGAGGCCAAGGCCAGCGCAGCGCAGGCACTCGCAGCTGCGAGCGCACGGAAACCACGCGAAGGCCGGCGCCTTAAATCGCGGTCTGACTATTGGCAGAGGAGGCGCTAGCGCGTGGCTCAATTTACCCAGGCCCAGCTCGACGCCCTCGACAAGGCGATCAGCACCGGCGCGCGGTCGATTTCCTATGACGGCAAAACGACGGTTTTTCGCGACATTGACGAAATGCTTTCGCTGCGCGCGCGTATGTCGGAAAGCCTCGCGGGCACCGTCGGCACCGGTGCCGGCCTGACCGAATTTTCGAAGGGCCTCTAAATGGACTACCCCCGGCGAGGCGACGGCGGCACCAGGAGCTCGGCCATTTTGGCGCCCGTCGAGCTCAAGCAAAACGCACTCGACAAAGTGGTGGGTTATTTTTCGCCGGGTCGCGGCGTGGCTCGATTGCAGGCACGCGCGCAATCGCAAATTTTGCAGCGCTCCTACGAGGGCGCTTCGGTATCGAGGCGCACCGCCGGGTGGCACGCCACAGGCGCGTCGGCCAACGCTGAAATTGGCCCGGCGCTCGCGAAGCTGCGCGCGCGTAGCCGCGACATGGTGCGCAATAACGGGTATGCCTCGAGCGCGATTGAAAAGCTGGTTTCGAATATCATCGGCACCGGCATTATGCCGCGCGCGAAAACCGGCGACGACGCGCGCAATAAGGCCGCCGATGCCCTTTGGCTCGACTGGTCGGCGGTCTGTGACGCCGACGGGCAGCTGGATTTTGCGGGCCTGCAGGCCCTCGCTATGAGGACTACCGCCGAGGCCGGCGAGTGTCTGGTGCTCTTGCGCAATCGCCGCCCGGCGGCTGGCCTGCCGATACCGCTACAGCTGCAGATTTTAGAGCCTGACCATATCGACACCAATAAAATCCAGCGCGTCAATAACGGCGGCGTGATTCTAAACGGTGTCGAGTTTGACAGCATGGGCCGGCGCATTGCGTACTGGCTATTTCCCACGCACCCAGGCGACCAGTCGCTAGGCGGCGGTGGGCAGTTTGTCTCGAAACGGTTTTCAGCTCGAAATATCATCCACGTTTTTAGGAAAACCCGACCCGCCCAGGTGCGTGGCGTGCCTTGGCTGGCGTCAATTATGCTGCGAATGCGTGACCTCGACGAGTACGCCGACGCCGAGCTGTGGCGTAAAAAGGTCGCGGCGTGCTTTGCGGCCTTTGTTACCCGACCCGAGGGTGCGACCGGCTCGCCGATTGGCGTTGCAAAAACCACCACCGACGGCGTGCGTACCGACGCAATTGAGCCGGGCATGATTGAATATTTATACCAGGGCGAGGGTGTCGAGTTTGGCCGACCGCCCGACTCGGGCGCTTATCAACCCTACATGCAGACCGAGCTACGCGGCGCAGCGGCCGGGGCCAATGTTACCTACGAGCAGCTCACCAGCGACCTGTCGGGGGTCAATTTTTCGAGCCTGCGCGCCGGGATGCAGGAATTTCGACGCTGGGCCCAGGCCGTGCAGGCCCACGTTGTCAACGGTGGGTTTAACCGGCCTATTTGGCGGCGGGCAATGCTACTCGCCCAGGTCAGCGGCACGCTCGGGCAGGGCTCGATTGGCGCGGAGTGGACCGCGCAACGGTGGCCGTTTATCGAGCCGCTAAAGGACGCGCAGGCCGATATTTTGCTGGCGCGCTCGGGCTTTGAAAGTATGCAGCAGATTATCAACCGGTACGGCCACAACAGCGACGACCAGCTGGCCGAGCTCGCGGAGTTTGCCGGCGAGCTCGACCGGCTCGGGCTGACGCTCGACACCGACCCGCGAAAAACCACACGGGCCGGGATGATGCAAACGGAAATTGATTCGGACGGCGGCACCAGCGAGCCGGCCGAGCCATCGGAGGGTTAAAACATGCTCGTGCAGCTAATACTCGGCGGCGACATTCGCGAAATTACCGAGGGCGAATTTGACGCCCGCCTGCACCGCGTGCTGCTGACCCGACGCGAGGCGCACCTGCACTACGGCCGGCGCGGCGGCCTGGTGGCGCAGCAGCAGCTCGACCTCGGCGCAATGGTCCGCGAGGCGCCGGTTATCGGCTCGAGCTACGACGGCGACCGGCACACGGTCGAGGTTACGTTTACCACCGGCGCGCGGGTCATGCGGCGCGGTTGGGACGGCGATTACTACGAGGAGCTCGACGTTACGCCCGAGGCGGTCGACCTGTCGCGCCTCGAGGGGGCGCCTTTCCTCAATAGCCACTCGCGCTGGTCGGTTGGCGACGTGCTGGGCGTGATTGAAAAAGGCTGGCTCGAGGAGCTCGACGAGAACGCCGGCCGGGCGCTGCCTGGCTACCTGGCCCGGGCCGAGGACGGCAAACCAAAGGCCTGGGCGGGGATTGCCAAAGCGCGGTTTTCACAGCGCGAGGACGTCGCGCCTATCGAGCGCGACGTCGCCGACGGCATTTTGCGCCAGGTTTCGGTCGGCTATTCCGTCCAGCATTACGAGCGAATCGACGACCGCAGCGACGAGGGCCGCGAGCTCGACCTCGACGCACCGCTCTACGTGGCGCGCCATTGGACGCCGCTAGAGGTCAGCTCGACGCCCGTTGGCGCCGACGCTGGGGCCACGGTTCGAAACCATGACAGGGCACCCACGCGGTGCCTGGTCAGTGTGCCAATTTCACGCGCGGCGAGTCTCGCGCCTCAACAAACCCGGGAGGGGGTAACCATGATCCGCGTCAAAATCCGCAGCACCGGGGCGACGGAAGAAATCCGCGCGCTCGATTACAAATACACCCTGCACGAGCTCCTCGACGATGCCGGCCGCGAGGCCGTCCGCGCCGCTGGGCTCGAGGTGGAGCCGGCAGCGCCGGCACCGGCAGGGCCGACCCAGGCCGACGTCGACGCCGCACGCAACGCGGGCGCCGAGGCCGAGCGGGCCAGGGCAGGGGGTATCCGCACGGCCGTAAGGCAGGCGGGGCTCGAGGTCAGCGTGGGCGACGAAATGGTGGCCAGGGCCGACCTGACCCTCGACGCCGCACGCGCCGAGGTCCTCGAGCAGCTGGCGAGCGCGTCTGACGCGCTGCCGGCACGTAGCGCGGGGCTCATGCCTCGCGGGGGCCTCGAGGAGGACGTAACACGGCGCGAGGCGATGACGGCCGCGCTGCTGCACCGCCACGACCCGGGGCGCTACGAAATGACCGAGCCGGGCCGCGATTTCGTCGGCATGTCGCTGGTGGAAATCTCAAGGGCTTGCCTCGAGCGCACGGGTGAAACCGCGCGCGGCATGTCCAAAATGGAAATGGTGGGCCGGGCAATCACGGTTGGCGGTTCCGACCTGCCCAACGTCGTGGCCAACGTCGCAAACAAGAGCCTGCGCGACGCCTACACCGGTGCACCCAGGACGTTTACGGCCTGGTGCCGTCGGGCAACGTTGCCCGATTTCAAGCCGGCCAGCCGGGTGCAGTTCGGCCAGGCGTCGCCGCTGGTCGAGGTCGGCGAGCACGGTGAGTTTCGTTACGCCGAGGTCGCCGATTCAGCCGAGGTTTACGCCCTGGTAACGTATGGCCTGATTGTCGGGCTGACGCGTCAGCTTATCGTCAACGACGACATGGACGCGCTCGCCCGCCAGCCGGCCATTTTCGGCAGGGCCTCGGCCGACCTCGAGAGCACGCTGGTGTATGCGGTAGTTACCGCAAACGCCAATATGGCCGACGGTGTGGCGTTGTTCGCTGCCGCACACGGCAACCTGACCACGGGCCCGGGGACGGCGATTTCGATTGCCAGCCTGGGGGTCGCGCGGGCGCTCATGCGGCTGCAGACGGGGCTCAATACCGATTCAATCCTGAATATCGCGCCTCGTTTCCTGATCGTGCCGGCGGCACTCGAAACCGTCGCACAGCAAACGGTGGCGCCCATTTCGGAGTCGATGCTGCGGCCAGGTGCCACGACGGACACAAACCCGTTTGCGGGCACGCTCGAGCCCATCGCCGAACCACGGCTCGACGCGGATTCCCCGACCGCCTGGTATCTGTCGGGCGATCCGGCGGCAATCGACACCGTCGAGTATGCGTTCCTCGAGGGCGAAGAGGGCCTAATGACGGAATCGCGGCAGGGCTTTGAGGTCGACGGTGTCGAGCTCAAGGCACGGCTCGATTTCGGCGTGAAGGCTATCGACCACAGGGGCCTCTACAAAAACGACGGCCCGTAGAAAAAACGCGCCTGATTGATTGACACCGCCGCCGGCCTGGGCTGACCATGCCGGCGGCATTTCGTTTGCTGCACCATTGCGCGCAGCGATCACGGGAGAACCAAAGCAATGGCTGACAATTTCGTGCAAAAGGGCGACGTGCTCGAGCTCATCGCGCCGGCCGACAAAACCACCGGTGACGGTGTGCTGGTCGGAAAACTTTTCGGCGTGGCACTCAGCACGGTGCTGAGCGGTGCCGACCTGCAAGTGAAACGCACAGGTGTGTGGACCTTGCCCAAACTGACCACCGACGTGGTTACACCTGGCGCCCTGCTCTATTGGGACGACGGAAACGACCGGTTGACGCTCATCGCCAGCACGCACAAGCTGGTCGGTTTTGCGACCATTGCCGCCGGAAACGGCGTGCTGGTGGTCGACGTGGTCTTGACAGGCATGGGAATTGACCTCTAACCCCCTGGCCGGCGTGTGGCACCCGCTGCACGCCGGCCTCGAGGTTTTCCGATGGCCTGGCCAGAGCTCGCCGATTGCGCGCTAGTGCCCGCTGTCGAGGTTTTCGACCACGGCGACGTTACCTATACGCCGCCCGGGTCGCCTACCGCGTTTGCAATCCGCGCCATTTTTGACGCGGAGCACGCCGCGGTTGACCTCGACACGGGGGTACCAGTTGACACCACCGTGCCCGCTGTAGGGGTTCGCCTGCAGGATTTTACCGACGTGGTCGGTGCGCTGCCGCTACAGGACGCCGAGATTTCGGTGGGGGCGCTGGTTTACGTGGTGCGCAGCGTGCAGCCTGACGGCGACGGCGGCGCGCGGCTCGAGCTCGAGCAGCTGCGCTGATGGCCGACCTGCCGCCCTTTCTAGGTGCCCTGGCCCGAATTGAAATCCGACGCGGATTCGAGCAGGCAATCAAGGGCGCGACCCTGGCAGGCCAGCGGGTTTACCGCTCGCGGATTTTCCCCCTGGCCATGCACGACGCCGACGGCACGCTGCGCCAGGACGTGTTGCCGGCAATCCTGATTTATTCGGGCGACGAGGAGCTCGAGGCTTTCAATGCTGCGCCGCCCGAAACCCGGCGCACGCTGCAAATTTGGGTCGAGCTCGTCGCCCAGGTCCGCGAGGATTTCGACGACGTGCTCGACGTGATTTCGGCCGAGGTCGAAAGCCTGGTCGAGATCGACGACCGCCTGGGCGAGCGGCTCGAGGACCTCGAGCTGGGGTTTGTCGAGCGCACCGAGCCGGTGCGCGACGGTGCCATAACGCTGGGCGCTTTGCGTATGCGGTGGGATGCGATTTACCACACTCAGCAGGATGATTCTATTTTGGTGCCTGACCTCGACACGCTACAGGTTACCTACGACCTGGTCGAGGACACCGCCGACACCGTCGACGCGGTCGATACTGTCGACCTAACAGCACCTTGAGGGGGGCCGAATGCGGCGCATTTTCGTAAAACCGAAACCCGGCAAACGGCCAGTGTTTGCGAGCTCTAGCCGACGCGTGCCCGAGGAGGGCTGCGAGGTAAACGAATCAATTTATTGGATTCGCCGAGCGGCTGACGGCGATTTGACTATTACCGACCCGGCAAAGGCAAAGCCTGCACGGGCCAAGCGCGGCGCCGCCGCGACACAGGAGGGGTAAGCAATGCCAATTTCATTTTCGAGTTTTCCCGTAACGCTGCGCACGCCGGGCGTGCACGTCGAATTTGACCCGTCGCGCGCGGTGCAGGGCCTCGACGTGGTGCCCTTCAAAGTGTTGCTGATGGGCGTCAACGCCACCGTGGCCGGCAGCGCTACCGAGGCCGTGCCGCTGCTGCTCACAAACCAGGCCCAGGCCGAGCTTTTGTTTGGCGCTGGCGGTCAGCTGACACGCATGTACCGGAAATTTCGCGCCAATAACCGCTTCACGGAGGTGTGGGCGGTACCGTGGGATTCGAGCGGCACGGCGGCCATTATCGCAGCTACGTTTGTGGGCACCGCCACGGCAGCCGGGACGGTTTTCCTCTATGTCGACGGCGAGCGAATCGCGGTCAACGTGGCCTCGGGCGATACCGAAACCGAAGTTGCGGCGGCGGTGGTGTTGGCAGTAAACGCCGACAGCACGCTACCGGTGACGGCGGCCAACGTCGCCGGGCTGCTCAGCCTGACGGTCAAATGGGCTGGCGTCGACGGCGACGATATGCCGGTGCGAATCAATTTCCACCAGGGCGAGGAGCTGCCCGCGGGTATCACCATTGGCGCGTTTGCGGCCACCACGCCCGGCGTGGGCACCTATGCGGTCAGCACGTTGCTGGCGGGCCTGGGCGAAACCCAATACCACCTGATCGGTTTTCCGCACCGCGACCCCGTCGAGGTGGCCGCGCTCGAGGTCGAGCTGGTCGACCGGTGGGGCCCGATTCGCCAAAACGACGGCACGGTGGTGGCGGCCACAAACCAAAACATTACCGACAGCGTCACCCTAGGGGGCGCGCGCAATTCCGAACAGTCGGTCATTGTCGGCGGCACCGCCGTCGAGGCCCTCGCGGCCTCGCTGGTGGGTGCGGTACTCGGCCAGGTCGCAGACAAGGGAAACCAGGACCCGGCGCGGCCGTTTCAAACGCTGCCGCTGGCGGGCATCCTGGCACCTCGGCAGGAGGACCGGCCGACGCTTTCGGAGCTCGACACGCTGCTGCACAACGGCATTTCGACCCTCGAGGCCGACGAAGCCGGCGTCATGCGGATTCAAAGGCTTATCACCACCTACCAGACCGACCCGGCATCGAATCCTGACACCGCCTACCTCAACCTGAACACCAAGCTGACGCTTTCGCTGCTGCGCGCTCAATTCCGCTCGAGGTTTTCGACGAAGTTTGGCCGGCACAAGCTGGCCGGCGATGACGCGGAAATCGGCAGCGGCCAGGCGGTCGTTACGCCGCAGCTCGCGAGGTCCGAGGCAATCGCGATTTTCCGCGATTGGGAACAGGCCGGCTATGTCGAAAACGTGTCGCAATTCAAAGCCGACCTGATCGTCGAGCGCAACACCACCAACCCCGACCGGCTCGACATTTTGCTGCCGCCCGACCTGGTCAATCAGCTGCGGCAGGTCGGCACGCTGCTGCAGTTCCGACTCTAAACCAAAAACCCGGCGCGCGTGCGCGCCTCGAGGGGGGCACAGACATGGCATCGCTCAGGCGCGCGGGTTTGCTCGCGCTGACAATCGACGGAATCCGTTTCGACGTGGTGGGAAATATCGCCTATTCGCTGGGCGAGGATATTCTCGAGGAGCTCATCGGCGCGGATCGGTTTCACGGTTTCAAGGTCACGCCTGGCACGTCGCTAATGGAGCTCGAAATACGCGACCGGGGCGACCTCGACACGCAGGCCCTCGCCCAGGTAAACGACGCCACGGTGGTGGCCGAGCTCGCCAACGGCAAGGCGGTGGTGTTGCGCAAGGCTTCGCAGGCCTCGCCGGCAACCTCGGGCAGCGAGGAGGGCACTATCGAAACCCGATTTGTGGGCGATAGTGCCGAGGAAATCCTGGCCGCATAACGGCCGACAGGGGGATACGTGGAAGAAGAAACACCCACCGCAACCAATGAGCTCGAGCTCGAATGGAGAGAGGCCGGGTTTACGCTCGCGCGGCCGATTGGCCGACCCGACGGCGAGCTGGTCGAGCGGCTCGAGTTTGTCGAGCCTACCGTCGCAATGCTCAAGGTCATGGACCAACACAAGGGCGACGTCGCGAAAAGCATCGCCCTGGTGTCTCGTATGACCAACCTATCCCCTGCCGACGTGCACAAAATGCACCCGCGCGATTTCATTAGGTGCCAGGGGGTCGCCGAGGTTTTTTTTGGCGACTTCTTGACGGAGGATGGGCCGCCAGGTTAGCGCCTGCGGACCTTTGGGAAGCCGCCGCCGAGCTGGCGGCATTTTTTCATATACAGCCAAGCGAAATTTGGGGATTGACGCCGGGCGATTTCCTGCGCTGGTGTCGACAGGCGGACCGGATAAGCCATGCCGCGACTAAAGCCGCTCAAACTGGTACTGGCGGGCGTTGATAAAATCAGCGCACCGGTGACCAGGATTTCGCGGCGAATCGACAAAATGCAAAAGCCAATACGCCAGGTGACCGCGCGGCTGCGGACCCTCGACCGCGTTTCGGGTTTCAAGCGCCTGCGCGCTGCCGCACTCGGCGTCGGCCGCCAGCTGGCCAACCTGACACGCACCGCCGCGCTGCTCGGCACCGCCCTGGTCGCTGCAGGGGGGGCGGCTATCAAAAACTTTGTCGACGCTACCGACGAAATCGCGAAAACTGCCGACTTTGCGGGCATCGGCGTTGAGGCCTTGCAGGAGTACCGTTTCGCATTCGACCGCGCGGGCGTGTCTCAAGAAAAAACCGACAAGGGCCTAATCAAACTCGGCAAAACCATAGGCGAGCTGCGCGCTGGCAGCGGCACGCTATTTACCATCCTGCAAAAAACCAACACGGAATTTTTGACGCAGCTCGTCAACGCTGACAATGCCACCGAGGCATTTGATTTGCTGATTACGAAGCTGGCCGAAACCGAAAATACAATGGACCGCGCAGCGCTGGCCAACGCGGCCTTTGGGCGCACCGGCCAGCTGATGGCCAACGCGGTAAAGGACGGCCTCGAGCCTTTCGACCAGATGCGAAAGCGCGCGCGTGAGCTCGGGTTTGTGCTCGACGAGGAAACGGTGCGCAAGGGCGAAATCACAAAGGACGTTTTTACCGATATTGGCGCGGTGTTTAAGGGCTTGGCGCTGTCTATCGGTGGCGACCTGTTGCCCGAGATTTTGGAAACGTCACAGGCTTTCCTTAAGTGGTCGCTGGTCAACCGCGAGGTAATCAAAAAGGATTTTCTCGACGGGCTCAATAAGCTGGTCGATGGAATTAAAACCACGGCCTCGGTCGTGCGCGACCTGCTGCCTCGGATAGAAAAAACCGCCGAGGTTTTGGGCGGCATGGCGGGGGTTATCAAAATCGTCGCGGCGGTCATTGCCACCAAGCTGGTTATTTCGGTGTTGGCCTTGGCGGCGGCGTTTTTGTTGACACCGCTAGGGCTGGTCATTGCGGGCGTGACCATTTTGGGCCTGGCTGCGAATCAGCTGCGCAAAAGCTGGGAACCGCTAAAACTCTGGTTTGAGGAATTTTGGTCGAGCCTCAAGCGCGGCATTTCAGGCTTTGCCGACGCGCTGCCGGATTTCATTAAAACCCGGCTCGGGTTCGATACCGCTGCGCCGCCCGGTGTGGCGGCGACAGCGGGCACCGCGCTAGGCGCTCGGGCACCTGGTGCTGCGGCTGCCCTCGCACCTGGTGGTGCGGGTGGCAACCTGTCGGGCCGGCTCGAGGTGTCGATTGCGCAGGATCGCGCGCCACGCGTCGAGCGCGCGGAAAGCACGGCAGGCAACCTCGAGCTCGACGTATCGACTGGGCTCACGCTCGCGCCTGGCGCTGGTTTTTAACCGTGGGCTGGCGCGATACGCTCGAGGAAGCCAGTTTCAGGGGCGTCCAATTCGGCGTTATCGAGCGCGGGTTTGCCACCGGCCGCCGCGCTGTGGTGCACGAGTACCCACGCCGCGACGTGCCCTTTACCGAGGACCTGGGCCGCAAGGCACGCCGTTTTTCGGTGCGCGCGTTTGTGATTGGCGACGATTACACCACCCGCCGCGACGCGCTGCTCGACGCCTGCGAGCGAGCCGGGCCCGGCGAGTACGTCGACCGGTGGCTCGGCACCCGCCAGGTAATTTGTGAGCAATTCCGCCTGACCGAAAACATGCGCGAGGGCGCGTTTGCTCGTTTCGACCTCGAGTTTGCCGAGGCCGGCTCTAACGTGGTGCCGGCGCCGATACGGGGCAACGTGCCGGTGCTCGGCCCGGTGCTCGAGTCGGTCATTTCGGCAATCGAGGAGGCCTTTACCCTCGGGTTTGACACCCTGACGGGAAATTCGTTTTTGCAAACCGAGGGCGAGCTCGTGCTGGGCGGTGTGGTAGACGTGCTCGACCGGGTGGCCGACCGGGTCGAGGCTATCGGCGGAGCCAGCGAGGTGCAGCTCGAGCTGCGCGCCATTATCGGCGAGTCGGCGCGCCTGGTGCGGACGTCCTCGGAGCTCGGCCCGCGCCTGGTCGCGGTTACCGGCGCCCTGGCCGTGCTAGAGCCCGACCCCAAACTACGGTTTGAGCGTATGCTCGAGGTGTCGGACGTCGACCGCGCGTTGCAGTCCACCTCGAGCTCTACCGTAAACCGTATCCGCGCCGCTCGAAACCAGGACGCGCTCGCCAGCCTGGCGCGCCGGGCGGGGGCGGTTGAGGCAGCCCGGGCGGCCGGTGAAATTGCTTTTGTGAGCGACCGCGAGGCGGCCGAAACCCGCGACCTGCTGCTCGAGCTGATCGACGCCGAGCTCGAGGCCGCGAGCGTCGCCGGCGATGACGACGCCTTTAGAGAGCTGCGCGCGCTACTGGCTGTGAGCTCGGAAAGTATCAAGGCCAAGGGCGCCACGGCGGCGCGGGTTATCACGGTGTCGCCGGATCAAACCGAGCCGGCCGAGGTTTTTGCCTATCGACTCTATGCCGACGCCGAGCGCGCCGGCGAGATTATCGACCGCAACCAGGTGGTGCACCCGCTGTTTTTGTCAGGAGCCGGCGCCTTTGACGTTTTGACCGATGGCTGAGCGCGCAGAGCTCCACGTCGACGGGCTGCCCTTTAGCGGCTGGAAAAGCGTTTCCGTCAACCGCTCGATTGAGGGCCTGGCCGGGTCGTTTCAATTCACAGCCAGCGAGCGACACCCCGACGACGTGCTGGCCCGCCGGGCCAGGCGAGGCGACGCCTGCGAGGTGTGGCTCGAGGGCGAGCTGGTGCTAAAAGGCTACGTCGACGACGTGGTGCGCAGCCATGACGCCATGCAACACGAAGTAAGCGTCAAGGGCCGCAGCCTGGCCGCGGACCTGGTCGACTGTTCGGCAACCCACGAGCCCGGCGAATGGCAGGGCCGCACGATTTTGCAAATTGCAGCCGAGCTCGCGGCGCCCTTTGGGGTCACTGTAAAGGCCGACGTTGACGTCAGCGAGCCGTTCCCGACATTCTCAATCAAGGCCTCGGAAACGGTATTTTCGGCCCTTGAGCGCTTGGCGCGGCAGCGTGGTGTGCTGCTGGTCTCCGAGCCCAACGGCGACGTGCTGATAACCCGGGCCAAGAGCGAGCGCGAGCCGCTGGCGGTGGTCCTGGGCACCGAGGCCCTGCAGGCCGGCGTTTCCGATTCGGGCACCGAACGGTTTTCGCTGTACCGCTTCAAGGGCCAGCAACAGGGCAGCGATACGCTCGCGCCAACCCAGGCGGCTGAGCCGCAGGGCGAGGCCACCGACCCGCTGGTTACGCGGTTTCGGCCGCGTGTGGCAATGGCCGAAACCCAGGGCACCGACTCAACCCTGCGCGAGCGCGCGCGTTGGGAAGCTGCCCGCCGTGCCGGCCAGGCGCACCGGCCGGTTATCACGGTACGCGACTGGCGCAATAGCAAGGGCTCACTCTGGCGACCCAACACGCTGGTGCGGGTGGTCGACGATTTCCTCGAGGTCGACGGCGAGTTGCTCCTGGTCGGTGTCAACTATCAAAGCGACAGCAACGGCCGCCGCGCTCGGTTGACCCTGGGCCGACCGGAGGCTTTCGACGTGCTCGCGATTCCCGAAAAAACCACCGCCGGGCCCGAGCTCTGGATTACCTCGGAAATTTGACCAAACCGGCGCTCGAGGATCGCACCAGCTGCAAAAACGCGACGAGGTCCGACCGGTAGCCACACCCCAAAACGCGCGGAGGTGGCGCCTTGGCTGTAATTCACGAAATCAACCGGGCGCTCGAGCCGATCAGGGGTTTTATTCAATCGCTGATTACGCGGGTGGTGGTTACCCGCGTCGACGAATCCAAAAAGCTGCGCACGGCACAGTTTACTGGCCGACGTGGTGCGACGACCCAAGCGGCGGAAATGTTTTCGCATTACGGGTTTGCCTCGCACCCGATACCCGACAGCTGCGAGGGCATTTCCATAAGTTGCGGCGGCGTCGACGACCACCAAGTGTTGATTGCGACAGCCGACCGCACGGTGAAAATCACGCTAGCCCAGGGCGAGGTCGCGATACATGACGACCTCGGCCAAAAGGTGCACCTCGCGCGCGCGGGAATTGTTATCGACACGCCGGGCGACGTGACGGTAAACGCCGGCGGCGACGCGGTGGTGCACGCCGACGTCGACGCCTCGGTAACCGCCGACGGCAGCGTGGCGGTAACCGCCAACGGTGGCAACGTGCAGCTAAATGCCAGCGGCCTGGTCAACCTCGGCGGCGCCGGCGGCCCAGCGGTGGCACGTATCGGCGACGCGGTCAGCGGTGGCGCCACCATTACCGGCGGCTCATCTAAAGTTTTTGCGAATTAACCAAGGGGGTTCGCTGTGGACGTGGCGCTAGTTTTCGGCGCGGCCGAGCGCGAGTTTGACCTGGTGCTTGAGGGCGCCGACCTGAAATCCGAGGAGGGCCTCAACACCGCAATTTCAATTTCGCTATTTACCGACGCCCGCGCGAGCCGCGACGAGCGGCTGCCGAGTGAAAATAGCGACCGGCGCGGGTGGTGGGGCGATACCTTTGCACCGGTTGAGGGCGATCAAATAGGCTCGCTGCTGTGGCTGTTGCAGCGCCAAAAGCTGACGACCCAGCTGCAGGCCCGAATCGAGCGCGAGGTCGCGCGCTCGCTCGAGTGGCTGGTCGAGGATGGAATTGCGGCCGGAATTGACGTCACCTCGGAAATCATAAAACCCGACCGGCTAAATTTGCAGGTAATTATCGTGCGGCCCGACGCCGCGCGCGTCGAGTTCCAGCACGCATTCGTTTGGGAGGGCGTCGAGAGTGGCCTTTAGCCGACCGACCCTTAGCGAGCTGATCGACCGCGCAATTGCCGACATTAACTCACGCATTGCTGGCGCGGACGCGCTCATGCGGCGCGCGGTGCTGCGGGTGCTCGCGGTGGTCAACGCGGGCGCGGTGCACGGCCTCTATGGCCACCAGGTTTATATTTCGAGGCAAATCCTGGTCGACCAGGCCGACACCGAGCACCTGGCGCGGCACGCGTCGCTGCGCGGTGTGGCGAGGCTGGCGGGCACGGTCGCGACGGGGCCGGTTGATTGCACGGGTACTAACGGCGCCGAAATCACAGCCGGCGCGCTCGCTATCCGAGGCGACGGTGTCGAGTTTGCCGTGCAGAGCACGGTCGTGATTTCAGGCGGCACGGCGGTGGCGACATTTGACAGCACAGACGTGGGTTTCGATGCCAATAGCGTGGTGGGCGTCACCTTGACGTTTATCAGCCCAGCGCCGGGCGTTGACCCGACCTGCACGGTGGCCACGGGGGGCCTGATTGGCGGCTCTGACGAGGAAACCGACGACGCCCTGCGCGAGCGCGTGCTGCTGCGGATACGCCGGCCGCCTCGAGGGGGTCACGAGTCTGATTATATCGCGTGGGCGCTCGAGGTCGCGGGCACGACGCGGGCGTGGGCGTTTGGCGAAATGCCGGGCATCGGACAGGTGACGGTGCTGTTTGTGCAGGACGGTGACCCGGTTTCGATACTCCCCGACGCCGGCGAAATCACCGCCATGATTGCCTACCTCAATAGCCACGTTGACCCTGAGAGCGGGCAAACCGTCGGCCGACCCGCCACCGCCGACATGATTGTGGCTGCGCCCACGTTACTGGCGCAGGCCTACACCATAACCATAACACCCGACACGGCCGAGATACGCCTCGCGGTTGAGGCCGAGCTCGACGACCTGCACGCGCGCGAGGCCACACCGGGCGGTACGCTTTTCCTGTCGCGAATCCGCGAGGCGGTTTCCAACGCGGCAGGCGAGTTTGACAACGCGGTAACGGTGCCTGCCGCCGACGTGGTTTCGGCCACCGATGAGCTGTCGACGCGAGGCACGGTAACCTTTGTTTAACGTGTTTTCCGCCGAGGATTACCGCGACGCGCTAAGCAATCTGCTGCCGCGCGGCCCTGCGTGGCCTCGCCGGGCGCTTTCGTCAACGCTCAAAAATCTGCTGTGGGCCTGGGGCGACGAGCTCGCGCGTGTCGAATCGCGCGCCCAGGCGCTACTCGAGGAGGCCGACCCGAGGACCACCACCGAGCTGCTAGCCGACTGGGAGTTTGACGCCGACCTGCCAGGCGCGTGCCTTGAGCTCGGCCAAACCATTGGCCTGCGGCGCTCAGCGCTAACCGCCAAAATCACCGACGCGGGCGGGTATCTGCCGCAGGATTATATCGACCTGGCCGCTTCGGTCGGGTTCACAATTACGATAACCGAATACACGCCGAGCGCACCCGGTGACCCGGCGGGCGAGCCGGCCTGGGATTTAGAATGGTGGTTTGTGCTGGGCATTAACGCAGCGCTTGAAACGGTGCAGTTTGCCCGGGTGGGCCAGTCTGCAGCTGGCGACCCGCTGGCCTTTTTTGGCAACGACCTGCTCGAATGCGTGCTCGAGGATTTCAAACAGGCGCATATCCACCTGCTGTTTCTATACACCTAGCGAGGGCCCGGCATGATTAAGATTGACAACGCCAGCGCGAAGGCTACCCGCGACGCCATTATAGCGGCGGGCGCTGAAGGGTGGTGGACGATTGGCAACCCTGGCGGTGGTGACCCGGCAACCATTATTTCGCCCGATTTCCTCAACGACCTGCAAGCGATTTTGCGCGCGGTCATTGACGCCGGCAGCGTCACACCAACAAAGGGCCCCGGTGGTGACAATGACCTGCTAACGGCAATCAACGTTGTGGTGGGGCTCGGGCTGCCCGAGGGCACCCTGCGCGGTCACCTCGAGATTACGGGTAACGGCACTATTGAGTTGCAACCCCTGCACGGCACCGACGTGCAGGTGGGTATCGACGACGTGTTTTTTAATCACGCCGGGCCAATTGTTTGGGACATGGCAACCGACCTCGACGGCACCGAGGCGCCCGACCAGCCGCTTTATTTGTACGTTCGGAACAACGCCGGCGTTCTCGACGTGCAAATTTCGACCACCGCACCCGACCCGCCCGACGGCACAAAGGCCGGTTACAAAACTGCCGACGTGACGCGACGCAACGTGGGTTCCGTCTGGAATAACGGCGCCCAGAATTTTACGCCGGCGCAATATCTGCCCGGCGGCCTGGTCATTTTCAAAAGCCCCGACGCGGGATTGCGATTCGAGCTGACCCTCACCGATTTGGAAGATAAAACGACCTGGTCAAACCTGCCCATTAACCTGCCCGCAACCGCATTTGCAGCGGTTGTCAATATGGCCGGCAGGGGCACGACGGCCAACGGCATGGTGGTATTGGGAATCGACGGAGCGACTGGCACCCTGACATTGGGCGCGACTGACCCCTCGATTGTCGACGATGCTTTGCTTTATTGCCGGATTCACGGGTCGCAGGATTCGGCGCCTTACGCAATAAACGGCGAGATTCCCATTACCACACCGGCAACGCCAGCCATTTCCTACGGGATAACCAGGAATCTGTTTGACGCGTTTTTTATCATTCGTGGCTACCGCGACATTTTCGGGCCGAGGTGACGCGTGGCAATCCTAGACCTGCTCGGCCCAAACGACCCGGTGGTGCAGGTGCCGGCCGACGTCCTCGGCGACGAGTTTGATAACAAAGACGGCGACAGCAAGCTGATTGTTTTTAATCAGTCTGGCGTGCCGCTGCGCGTGACCTTGACCGAACAGCGGGCCTGCAGCTACGCCCAGGTGCAGCATGACAGCTCGACCGTCACCATTGCCGCAGGTGACAACGTGCCGGTGGGAAAATTCAACCCGCACCGGTATAACAATACGTTTCGAAGGGTCGAGGCCACCTATCCAGACGGAGTCGCCGGCCTGTGGGTCGCGGCAGCGTCGCGGCCATGACCCGAGCCGGTGCGGTCCTCGCGCTGGTCGCTGCCCTATTCCTCGCACCGCTGACCACCTTTGCGCAGCCCTTTGCACCACCAGGGCCCTCGACACCTGGCATTCGGGCACCCGTCGAGTGCACGGTTGCCGAAGTGATTTCGCTAGTCTGCTCGCCCGAGCTCAACGGCGTGCGCATTGTGATTATCGACGCCGCCACACCCACCGAATGCGGAAACCTGGGCGATGCCGGCCTGGGCGGTGGCGAGAATGTCTGCAGGTGGTCGGCGTTGGCCGCCGCTTGGATACCCGACTCGGGCGGCGTTGCCGGCGGTGCTGGCGAAACCAACACGCACTCGAGCGATGGCGGCGGCCTGGCCATTACGGCCGCCCTGCCCAAGGTGGGCATCGACCTGCGGCTGGTGTCGCTGGCGGCGGCTGATTTCGACCTGGCCGCCGACGTGATTACCATTGACGCGACAAAGTGGGCCGAGCTCACCGACCTGCACCTCGAAACGCACACGGTGGCCTCGCATTCGGATAGCATTTTTACCACCCAAGTGCAGCTACCTGACGGCACGTTCGGCGCGCCGAGCCTCGTCTGGTCGTCAGACCTTAACACCGGATTTTATCAGGCGGTGCCCGGCGACGGCGGCGTGTCGGTTTCCTGTAACGGTCAGCGCTGCGCGTTGTTTGACATTAACCGAAATTTCACCACCGATAACAGCATACTGGTGCACGGCCAGCAAACGGGTTCGGCGCTCGTCAATATCGGCCGCGACGTCGGCATAGGCTCGCCCACCGACGGGGCGTTACGGCTAAATGACGACACCGGCGTTGGGAGTTTTGTTCAGGTCGATGTGCCAGACGAGGTTTTTACAGACTGGTTTTTAACGCTCCCAAACAACAAAGGCACCAACCTACAGCTTTTCCAGACCGACGGAGAGGGTAACGCTAGTTGGGTTGACGCACCCAGCGGCGGCGAGGTCAACACGCACTCGAGCGATGGCGTCGGCCTGGCCATTACAGCGGCCACCCCTAAGGTGCTCGCCGACCTGCGCCTGGTGTCGCTGGCGGCGGCTGATTTCGACCTGGCCGCCGACGTGGTCACCATTGACGCGACAAAATGGGCCGAGCTCACCGACCTGCACCCCGAAACGCACACCATTGCCTCGCACAGCACACAGGTGGACCTCGGCGCCGATGTTTCCGGCACGCTTCCCGGCTCGAGCGTGACAATCGCGACCATTGGCGCCGCTGGCGTTTCCACTCTCGCGACCCAGGCGGAGGTCGACGCCGGCGCCGAAACGTCCGACGTTGTTGTGCCTTTTACGCTCCACCGTAAACCTCTTTTAGGCGACGTCACCGGCACCTTTGCCGTTACGGTGGTCGAAAGCAACCACAGCGGCACCGCCCACCACGCCGACGAGGCGGCAGCCAGCGAGTCGGTCGCGGGCGTCCTCGAGCTCGCGACCCAGCCCGAAACCGACGCCGGGGCCGACGACGCCCGCGCGGTGACCGCGCTCAAGCTGGGCAATTACGCCCTGGTCGGTGGCGAGCTCGCCGGCGATATTGACACCCCCACGGTGGCCGCAACGCACAGCGGCACCGCCCACCACGCCGACGAGGCGGCAGCCACCGAGCTGGTCGCGGGGATTCTCGAGCTCGCCACCCAGCCCGAAACCGACGCCGGCCTCGACGACGCCCGCGCGGTGACGCCGCTCAAGCTGGGCAATTACGCCCTGGCCGGCGGCGAGCTCGGCGGCGATATTGACACCCCTACAGTAAACGCCACGCACGGCGGCACCGCCCACCACGCCGAGGCGCACACCGTGGCCTCGCATTCGGACACCACGGGCACCGGGCCCGAGCTCGACACCCTGACCGATACGAGCAACTCGGACGGCCTGCACGTGCACGCGAGCGCTGGGATTTCGGGCATCGTCGACGCCGACGTGGCCGGCGGTGCCAATATCGCCTCGTCAAAGCTGGCCGCCGACGTGCTGCTCGAGGCCGACGTCGGCGACGGCCTATCGGTTACCGGCGGCACAATCAACACCGAAAGCGATGAAGCGGGATTTATCGACAGTATCGGCGGCGGGCCGCTTACCTGCGGCGCAAGCACGTTCGGCAGGATGGCGGTAAGCAATTTCGACGTGCTCGAATACTGCGACGCGACAGCCACCGAGGCGCACCACTACATTGCCGACGCCGACTCGGCCGGGCTGATTACCGATTTCAGCAACGCGGCCGACCTCGACGCTGCCGGCGAGGTCGCGGACGATTCCCACGATCACACGGCAGGGCTCACCGGATACCTACCGCTCACCGGTGGCGAGCTAAAACAGCCTGGCGATTTTGCGGTTGAGGGGCGCCGCCACGGGGAAGCTGCACCCGCGCTAATTACGCTAATGGTGCAGAACGGCCTCGACATTACCATGACGTCTACTGCTCACGGGCTAGCTGTAGGCGAGGACCTGGTTATACGCGGCACAATCAACTACAACGGCGCCGAGGTGGTGCAGGCGGTCACCGCTGACACCTTCGACATTACCGAGACATGGGTAACCGACCAGTCCGACGCCAATTCGGTTTGGAATCGCGTTCGGGTCCTACCGCTCGCCAACGGAGCCCCCGACGTCAAGGGCGGGTCGCGTTTCGTGGGGCCGTCGTCGATTACGGCTAACTATGATGATTTTTCCTGGGGCTGCGACGATTTTTGGGATACCGGCGGGCCGCCGCAAACCTCGTGCGCAGCCTCGGCGCCGTGCCATGATAACCTTTGCGACTCCGACGGGACGACCAACGCCAACGCGGACGAGTTCGGGCAGGTTATCAGCATCGACATAAGGGCGACGACTGTTTTTCATTGCTCCACGTCCACCGAGCTGGTCTGCGGCACGGCTAACATTTCGCTGTCTAATCAAGACTGGATCGAGTTTACGAGCCGGCAAAGCGTAACGGGTGGCGGCGAAAACCCGGGCGTGCTGTGGCAAATGACGGGCATTCAAAAAAACGATGAGCATTACGACGGCAATTTTTTGCACGAGATCAACCCCAGGATTTTCGGCGTAACGCACGCCGACGATATTATTACACGCGGGTTTCTAGGCTTAGGCGAGCCTGAGTATTTCCCCGAGGCTGACCCGACGCCTAACGTCGCACAGGGCCAGCTATTTTATTCGTTTGAGTGCAACGATGCTTTCGATGCACACTGTGTTGACGTTTTCAACAGCCGCTTTGGCAGCCCTTGCACCGACGGCAATTTCGAGTGCTCGGGCAGCTCCAACGGGTTTTGCGATTTTGACGGGTCGACGTCGACAGCTGCCCTGCCGCAGCGGGTCGGGGCAGCCGATACATTCTGCGACGCCGACGGGACAACGTCGTTTCCACACGCGACGATTGCCCCGGTAACGATTCTAAATTTCTACGGTGGCCAGGACGGCCAGGTTATCAAGGTGGTGACCTCGACCGACGAGGGCTGCACCGATTTATTCAACGCCGGCGGCCCGCCTGAAAATACCGGAAACCCAAACGGCCTGTGCGACTCCGACGGGTCGACCCTGCTCAATCATCTAATTTTTGATTGCACGACGGTTTGCACCGACGTATTTCAGACCTGCGGCACGCCTGGCGGCAATTGCGTTGAGGACACCACCGCCGGCAGCAACGGGAATTGCGACGCTTTCAGCGACTTTCTGGTGGTCAATACGCCGCACCTAATTTGCGGCGACGTCGACGTGGCGACCCTCGAGGACTACCCGTCGGAATGGGTATTGGATAGGACCGACGACCGCTGGCGCTTGCACGGCCTCGAAACATTTTCCGACGCGGTCAAAGTCGGCCTCAATTCCGATAACACAATAACCGGGGATAATAATTTCACAGGTGCCAGCGATTTTACGAGCGGCACGGCCGACGTCGCAACGGCGGCGCCAGACGATAGCGACACCTCGGCCGCCTCGACCGCGTTTGTGCAGCAGGAAATCGGCGACCTGCACCCTATTGATTTGGAAACCGACGTTACCGGCACGCTGTCGGGTCTCAATGTCGACGCTGCGACAGTAATCGCTCGAGGCACGATGGAAATCGGGACGACGTCCGAGATTAACGCCTTCACCCCAAACCGCGCTATGGACCCGTTCTTTTTCAAATCGGCTGCAATGACTGGCGAGCTCGGCGGCACATACCAGTCTATGACCGTAAACGCCTCACACAGCGGCAGCGCCCACCACGCCGACGCGCACACCGTGGCCTCGCATTCGGACACCACAGGCACCGGGCCCGAGCTCGACACGCTGACCGATGCCAGCAACGCCGACGCCTTACACGTTCACACCGACACCGGGCACCCGGTGGTGGCTGACCATATCGACGCTATAACCGAGGTCGCGACGGCGATTAAGTCTGGCATCGACCTAAAGCTGATTACCGGCACGGCGACGACTGGCCAGTGTGCGGAGTTTGACGTAAACGGCGATATAATCGGCGCCGGCGGCGCGTGCGGTGTAGCGGGTGGCGAAAGCAACACGCACTCGAGCGATGGCGGCGGCCTGGCCATAACGGCAGCCACCCCCAAGGTGGGCGTCGACCTGCGCCTGGTGTCGCTCGCGGCGGCCGATTTCGACCTGACCACCGACGTGGTCACCATTGACGCGACGAAATGGGCCGAGCTCACCGACCTGCACGCCGAGGCGCACACCGTGGCCTCGCACAGCGACACCACGGGCACCGGGCCCGAGCTCGACACGCTGACCGATGCCAGCAATGCCGACGCCCTACACACACACGGCAGCGCCGGAATCGACGCCGATAGCCTCGTGGCTGCCGACGTGCACGCCAGCCTCGACACCAGGACAGGGTTTCAGCTTCTCGTGCCGTCGCCCAACCCGACTAACGATGAGTTTTTAATTGTGCTGCCGCCTTTCACGGGCACAATGACCAAGGTTCGCTGCGAGGCCTTCGGTGGAACTAACGTTATTATCAATATATGCGATGGCGAGGACCTCGGCGACGATACCTGCACGACGTCAATCCTCGACGCGGTGGCCTCGACGACGCTCACGTGTACCACCTCGCCCTCGGACGACGACGCGTTAAACGCAACCGGGTTTGTGGCCTATGATAAACTTTCGGTGGTGCTGGTGTCGGAGTCTGGCAACGTCGACCAGCTTTCAATTGTGCTAACGGTTGAGGTGGATTAGTGCGCTGGCTGCCGCTGGTCCTTTTACTACTGGCGACCCCCGCGTGGGCCCTGACGGTAGAAACCCCAAACGGCACAATCACGTCGACCGCTAACGATTGCGACGGCACCCCAACCGCGCACGAAACCCTCGACGACGACCCCGACTCGCCAGGTGGCGACTGGTGCACCGCAGACAGCAATAACGTTAACCCTGTCTATATGCTGCAATTCACGTCAGCGGCCGGGGCATTGGACGATGGCGCCAACGCCCAGGAAATAGCGATTTTTACCAGCGAGTTTGACTCAGGACAAACCGGCACCGCGACGTTTGAGATTGACATTTACGACGGCACCGATTGTGCGGACCTGCACGAGGGCGGGCCCGAAATCGACGTGCCCGACGAGCCCGGCGCAATTCACGTTGAGGCCTGGACGTCTAACCTAATCAGCGCTGCAGCCGACGTTTGCGTAAAAATTACCTGCCACAAGTCGGGCGGCTCGCCTGGCGCGCGGCAGACTTGTAACATTGACGCGATAGAATGGCGCGCCGCTGAATCTGCCGCCACGCCCACGCCAACCGCAACGCCAACCGCAACGCCCACAGCGTCGCCGACCACGAAACCCGTTTATTTGATTATACAATGAGGTGCGGCATGAAAAAACTAGCGCTAATCATCGCCCTGTTTTTGGTCGCTTCGATTGCAACCGCTGACGATGACTATACATGCAGGGTCATTACCGGAAATCAAACCGCCCATTTTGCGCGACTTTGCCCGATGCTCGAGGTACGGCTCGGCAACCCAGCCGACTGGTCGGCAAACATTTGCGCCACCCGGTTTATGCAGAGGGGTATGGTGGACCTCGACAGCAAACAGCAAAAACTTTCCGCACGTGACCAGGTCGCAGCCTCGGAGTCTACAATCAAGGCCGACATGGGTGCCGCTACGGGCACAATCCCGTAAGCGTCAGCAAGGTGACGTCGCAACGGTTTCGAAATGATGCACGAGGGGGGAAAATGCCCGGCACACCGACAAAGTTTCCGCTGCTCGAAATTCAGCGGCATATCCACACCGTGCGCGACCGCTCCGCAAAGGCCGCCGAGCTGATAGACCTGGTCGTCGACGGCAACGGCGACCTCGACCTGGTGCTGGTCGTGAGCCAAAACGTCGAGGACGAAATTTCGAAGGCCGTTCGGTTGATTTACCGCTATAAGGATTGACGGCGTGGTCGACCAGGTGCTAGGCGCAGACGGCTACACGCTGGCAGACGATCTGGAGGGCGTTTCATTGTCAAACGGAAAGCACCGACCGAAAACGCTTGACGAGGTCAGAGCGTGGATTGCGCAGCACGGTGGCGAGGCCGACATACGCCGGCAACAACAGGACACCCTAAACGAAAAAACCGCCGACACACTCGACGAAATCAACGACAAGCTGAGCGCGCTAACCACGCGCATAGCCTGGGCGACGGGTGCGGCAATCATGTTAGGCGGTGTTATCACGCTAGTTTTTAGGGCCGTTTACCCGTAAGGGGGCAACCTATGACGCGCAAAACCTTGGCAAGCATCGGAATCACCGTCGCCGGCGTGGTCGCTGCGGCTGGGATTATCGCGTTTGCAACGTTTCAGGTGGGGCACTACGCCCGCGCCTCGGACGGCGAGGGGCAAATAAAAATCAATGAGGACGCAATTGCGCGCGTGGTCGAGCTCACCGTCGGCCTGGCCGACCGGGCCGAGGCAGAGGACGCCGCGACCGAGGCCAAGCGTGAAACGCTGCGGTCGCTATGCCTGGGCCGCCAGCTAAAGGACCGCGAAAAGTGCGCGTCGGTGGGGGTCGAGCTCCCATGAATACCGCAGCACGTGACGCGGCCAGGCGCGCCCTGGTCGAGCTCGAGGGCGATTACCTGGCGGCGCTGCGACGCTGGCGCGTTACCGAAAAAGGCCCGCTAGGTCGTAAGCAATCGCTATTTGCTGCGCTGCAGCCGCTAGTTATTTTGCACGTTCGCGCCGAGGAGGACCTCGAGCTCAGGCTTTTTGAGTTTCAACGCAGCGAGGCGGTGGCGCGTTACAACGCCTCGCATTGTCGGGTATGCAAAAAGCACAAGAGCCACGGCGCGCACCACCCAGCGGCACCCGGGCACCACAAATTTCGGCCGATTGGGATTGTGCGCAGCCTGCACCGCATACGCCTGGCCGGCGACTACGGCCTGTTTACTGCGGCCGGCGAGTACCTGACGAAAACCCCACAGTATCAGGGCCTCGGCGATTACTGGGAAACCCTGCACCCGCTGGCGTATTGGGGCGGTCGTTTTAGTGACGGAAACCATTTGTCAATTCGGCACGGTGGCCGGAAATAGGGGGTCAACAAAATGCAGTTTCGAATAGGTGAAATGCTGGTTTTGCTCATGCTCGCGGCATTCGCGAGCCTTGCTAGCGGCCAGGTCGTCGACGCGGTTGGCCTCGAGCCGGTGGTCGATTGGGGCGCGCGCATCGAATCCTATCTGACGGTTTGGCTGCCACGCTTGGTCATGCTCGCGGGCGTCCTGACGGCTATTTTCCCGTCGGGAAACAAGGTTATGCGAATCGTGGACGCGTTTGCGATCAATTGGGGCAAGGCCCGAAACGACCCCGACGTGCAGACGTGGGGCAAATAGGTGGGGGCGTGGCCGTGGGCTGGTGCCGGTGCTCTGGTGCTGATTGTTCTGGGTATCGCGGTGCTAGTGTTTCGCAACGTCAGGAAGCGCGGGCGCGCCGAGGGCGAGCTCGGCGTGGTACTCGAGCAGGGGGAAAGCAATGCGGAAGCTGCAAAAATTCGGGCTGAGCCTGTCGGTGATGCTGCTAGCTGGTCTGCCCGCATGTGGGCTAAAGTACGTCGTCATTCCTGACCTCGGCGCGGCGTTTGTCGACATGGAAAACGACGCCGAGGGCAGCACCAAGCGGCTAACCGAGTTTGACGTGGTGTGCGTGGCCCCGACCCGCGAGGAACCGCCCAAGCTGGCAATGGCACCCGCCTGGTGCGCGTGGACGATGTCGGCCGACAAAACCATACGCGTAAACAATCGCAAGGCGCACCACTAGCGTGGCTCGCATTGAAAAGGTGCTATCGGGCGAGGTTTCCGGCTGGCGCTACGCGCTCGACGTGCTCGGCCACGCCGGCCTTGGCGCGGCCTATTCGCTGCCGGCCATGGTGCCGGGGGTCCTGCTCGACTGGCCGGCCTGGCTGACCTGGTCGCTTGCCGAGCTGCTCGCGCTCACCGGTGGCGCGCTGCGCGAGCTCGTGCAGTTTTTGAAAAGCGACAAACCCGTGGCCGACAAACTGCACCTGCGCGACCGCTTGCTCGACACCCTGCACCACGCGCTAGGCCCGCCAATTTCGCTTGGCCTGGTGCACCTGGTGGTTTTCCTCGCCACCTAGCAACCGCTGCCCGTCCTGGGCGGTGGTCAATTCCAGTATTTAGAAAATTGTCAATCCGGCGGCTCGAGTGTCCGCTCGGCCAGCACGTCACGCGCACGCACCCAGCGCGAAATAGCCCGCCGGTTTTCCTGGCCTTCGAATCGCACCAGCCAGCGCAGGAAAGGCCCGCGCTGTGGCTTGAGTGCAGGCCGGCGCAGGTCGCGCCTTATCAGGCTTTGATTGTCGCGCAGCTCGAGCGGGCCCTGGTGGCGGTCAAACGTGCGGTCAGGCTTGACCAGGTGCGCGTCGCCCTCAACGTGCAGCCGGCCGGAATTAGTGTAGCCGTACACGCGGATTTTTACACCTGGCCGCAGCTCAATCATGGCCGCACGGTAGCGCGCTAGGGCCTCGAGGGCCTGCTCGATTGGGTGGAAAATCCCCTAAAGCGGACGCCGCGAGCGACCGTTGAGGGGGAAAACCAACCCAAAAAGGAAACTCGAAAATGCAAATCGTAACCGACAAAAAAGCAATGGCCGAGCACGCGCGCAAGGTGCGCAGCCAGGCGCGCCTATTTGAGGCGTGCGGCGAGCCTGGGCTGGCTGCGGATATTTTCCACAAGGCCGGCAACCTGTACCACGCGGGCGACAAATTCGACGACGCGGCGGCCTGCCACGAGCGTGGCGACGTCAACGCCTTCGAGTCGATGCACCGGGTCCTGCGGATTGCCGCACGCGTGGACCTCGAAACCCCCCCCATTGACGACCTGGTCGAGCTCATCGTTTCGGTGCCCGAATGACGCTCGAGGATCGAATCGAGCGGGCCGAGGAAAACGCGCAAAGCGCGCGCAATATCAGACAGCGCCGTGCTGACGATTGCCTGGGCAGGGCCTCGCTGGTTAGCGCAGCCCGGTTGCGGGCCCAGCGCGCGGTCGCAGCGGCAACGCCCGAGGAGCTCGACGCGGTCGAGGTCGACGGCGAGCTCGAGGAGGTGCGCGAGCTCCACGAGCTCGAGGAGGACCTCGCGCGGTTGCGGCGAATGGTCGTGAGTTACGCCGACGACGTCGAGGAGGACCTGCACACGGCCCAGGAATTGAAAAACCAGCTGCGCGCCAGGGGCCACGGTGCGCGGGTGTCGGCGCTGATTCGCTTGATCGTCCGCGAGTGCAACCGCAAACCGCGCTAGGGTCGCCGCAGCGCAGCAAAAACCGCCCGGGTGGCTCGACTACCCGGGCGGTTTTGTTTTGTGGGGTTTGAGGGCCACCTCGAGGGCGTCGGCCTGCAGGTCAGCGCGGCGTGTTTCCGCACCGAGCCAGCGCACCACCAGCCCCCACGTCAGCACGGCCGCGACAATTGCAGCCGTCGTCGCGAGGAATTCGAAAAGCCATAGCGCGCTGTCGAGCAGGTCGGCCCAGGCCACGCGCTAGGAGGTCGGGTCGCCCTTGTGGTGGCCCGGCGCGTCACCGCTGCGCCCTGGGGCGTCGCCACACGCGCGCGCGCGTCCTTTTGAGTCTACGCACGACCGCCGGCGTGAGCCCTTGATGTCAAGGCCCAAAAAATCAGCCACGGCTGAAATCAATCGGTCGAGCGGGAGAAGGGCCACCACCACCGGCTCGGGCACCGGCTCGAGCTCGAGCATGGCGCCGACGTCGACGCCTACGCTACCCGCGTAGGCTGTCGGTATGGGAAACGAATCGACCGCCTCGACCTCGTGGCCGAGCTGTGTTGCGGTCGCCACCACCGGCGCAAATGCCAGCAGAGCGACAGCCATTAGAAAAAATGCAAACGTTTTCATTTTTCCGACCTCCTGGTTTTGGGTGTCAATCACAAATTTCGGTGCGTAACGGTGCTTGGCCGCCCGCGCCGGTAGGGCCTGAAATACTCTAGGCCGCCGTCCTCGAGCATATTGTAACCGCCTCGGCCTATGAGCTCGTCGGCGCAGCGGTCGAGATTCCATGACGCTGCCGGCACGCGACGAAAAAGCCTCACCGCCTTGCAGGTGCTCTCAACTACCCGCTGGGCTCCTGGCGTGAGCGTTACGGCGCGCTCGGCGTCGGCGAGCCGCTCGCGTAGGTGTGCGGTGTAGACGATGCAGGCCAGCGTGGCGACGAGGCACCCCGACAGGATTGCGCGCTCGATTATCTCGCGGCGTTTCAAGGCATGACCTCAAGCACCAGGTGCTTGGCCTGCGCGGGTGCCCGCAGGCGAATTTGATTTAGCGCCACCTGCACGCCTGCGGGGCCGAGGTGCAACGGCTCGAGCTCGGGCACGGTGCACCAGGCAATCGAGAGCGTGTCAATCACGGTTGGCGCGCCGGGTGGCGTAAAATCAGCGATGCCCGCATTGGGCGATATGTCGCTTTTGTTCTCGGCGGTGTCGACCGCATAGCAGCGGATTTCAGCGTTGGCGCTGGGCGTGGTTTCGAGCGTGACCTCGAGCGCGGCGGCCTTGTTTGGCTCGGTTGCCTCAACACAGCCCAGCTCGAGCGGGTCGCCCAGGTCGGTGCGCACCGCGCACAGCTTGGCCAGGTCGAGGTCGCCCGGCATCATACACGCAAACGGGAAAACCCCCGCGCTCGCGCGCAGCGGCACGTCAGGAAAGGGCGGCGACGTTTGGGCCTGGGCGGCGACGGCCGCGAATAGCACGAGGAAAAAAATCAGGCTGCGCATGGTGTTGGCTCCTCTTTTTTGGGGAGGCCTTTTTAATTGTAGCTACTCGACGACCACCTCGCGGGTGGTGTGCTCTAAGGCACCCAGGCCAACCTCGAAACCATCGTCGAGCTCGCGCTCGAGCATTGCGGCAGCGTCGCGGCGAGCCTCGTGCGTGACGACCTCGAGCCCTGGGCAGGCAATCGAAAACGTAGGGGCGGCGCCGTCAACGTCAATCGAAAGCAAAACCTCGAAACGGTACAGGCGCGAATCGCCGTCGGTGCCGAGTATGCCCTGGTAAACCGGGCAGGTAACCACAAATTCGGGCGGCAGCTTGGCCGTCAGGTCGGCCTTTTCGGTGGTCGCGTACAGTCGCGTGGTGCCGGTTTCGTCAATGTTTACGGTCAGCTCGCCTTTACGTGTCAGCGTGAGCACCCGCAGCGCGGCGAGGAGCTCGTCGGATTCGCCAACCGATTGCCGAAAGCCTCGCACGAGCTCGTGAAAGGCCTTTTGCGTCAGCGGGCCGTCAGACCAGGCCGCCGACCAGGCGGCAAATGTCGGGTGCCGCTTGAGCTCACAGCTGACAATTTCGGGCTTTTCGCTCGCCTGGTCGAGCACGGCCTTGCAGCGGTCGACCTCGAGCAACACCTCGGCCTGCTCGGGTTTCGCGTGGCGATTAAGCCAGGCCGCAAAGCTGCTCAGGTCGTCGAAAACGTGACCACGCCGGCCGTGGAGCTGCCCGGGCAGCCTTTCTAGCTTGTAATCCTGGTGCAGCGCGACAAACGCGCCTTTGCCGTTGGGCGCGGCCATGTCGACGAGATCGGCGCAGGCCTCGGGTGCCTGATTGACCACCTGGCTGGCATATCCAACCGGTGCGGTGCGGTCGGGGGTTTCGGTTTCCGCCATTAGCTCGCGCCCTCCTCGGCGCTGATCGGCCGCACGTTGCCGGCCAGGGGTAGGTCGTCCTGCACGGCGCGCTCGACCAGCACGGTGCCGGATCGCATGTAGCCCTGCCGATAAATCCGCTTCCGTTTCGGCGGCGAGAATTTCGACACGCGGCTGCCCACGGTCAGCGTGCGCGATTCAAGGTCGAGGTCGAGCGAAACTTGCATGTCGATGCTGCAGACGAGGTTACCACCGGCGCCGATTTCGTAGCGCCCACCGTCGGTGCTTTCCTGAAAAATCGCATACGCCTGCAGCACGGCCTCCTGAAATTGCAGCTCGAGTTTTCCCTCGCCGACATTGGCGAGCTCGAGCTGCTCAAATTCGGGCGTGTCAATTGCCACCGTTACCCCCTATTGGCTGGCGGGCGCGTCGGGCGTGGTCGACGCCCGGGCAAAAATTGCCTGGTCGCACCCGACGCGCCTATTGGAAATCCGAGGCCAGGGCCTCGAGGGCTGTACTAGCGACCCGCGCACGCCGTCGCACGCGGGCCGCCGATTTGCCGCCGCAATCACCTGCGGGTCATTCCGCACGGCGGCACCGGGGCGGGTCGATCCCGCCACACCATGCACGCGCCCGAGCTCGCCGGCGCTCACCACCAGGCCACGGTCCTGGCCTGGTGCAAAACGACGGTAGAGTAGGGCACCCAGCACCATACCGACCGCGAGCGTGGGGCCCAGGATGCGCCAGGAGAATGCGAGCGCTCCCGTTTCGATGCAGGCGGTCAGCGGCACCATTGCGTGCGCACCATAAGCCGGCACTCGCCCGGGTGTCAACGGATAAATGAGGAATGTCTAAATTAAACCAGGCGGGCCTGCGAGCTCGAGCTCGGGTTTGTGGCCGCCGCCCGCTGATTTAGCGCAGTTTCGCCTTGACTCGGCCGCTCGAATTTGGGAAACCCAAACCGTGCACCCGATTTCACAATACTGCCGCGACCATGGCCTGACCCAAAAACAGTTTGCTGCCCTGGTGGGATACAGCGAGGGGTTCATTTCCCAGCTGGTGCGTGGCCGCTACCCGTGCGGCGCTGGCGCGTCACGCCGCATTGAGCGGCACACGGGTGGGGCAATCAGTATCGAGCGGCTGATTACCTGGGAGCCTGTCGCTGCGGCCTCGTAACGGGTGCACCCGAGGAGGTTTGAAAACAGCTGATTGACCAGGCCGACGGGCCACGCCGATGGGGGGGGGATGCCGAGGCGCCAATATCCGAGCGACCGGCGGCCGTATTTCCGGCTGCTAACCGAGATTCTAGACGATCCAAAACTAGGCGAATGCAGCGCCGATGCGTGTTGGACATACGTGCGGCTGCTCGCCATGCTGCAGCGCACAGGCTCGAGGACCGGCATAATTTCCCTGCCCAAGCGGTCGGTTTGCTACCTCGCCCGCCGTGACCGATTCCCCCACGGCCTCAAAATCCTGCGCGAGCTCGAGCTGCAGGACCTCTGCAGACTCTCTGCAGAGCCCTGCAGAGCCTCTGCAGACTCTCTGCAGACGGTCGTAACGGTCGCCAAGTGGCCGGAAATACAGGGCCTCGCTACGGCTAAAAGAGGAGAGGAGAGGAGAGGAGAGAGAGAGAGCCCGCCGGCACCGCCGGCCGCTCGCCCTCGAGCTCGAGCAGGTGCTCGAAAAGCAACCCCCAAAACCGTTTGCCCTGAGCAGTTGAGCGACGCCCAACGCGACCAGGTCAAGGCCTGGCGTAACCGTAGCCACCTCGAGCTCGACGACCGCGAGCTGGCCGCGCAATGGGCGCGTTTCACCGACCACTACATTGGCGAGGGCGAAAAAAAAGCCGACTGGGTGCGGACGTTTTACAAGTGGCTCACCGGGCCCTATTACAAACGGCTGACACCGTCGCCGTGTCCGGGCATTCAATACGTGGTGCGCGAAAGCCCGCCCGACCCGCCCGACCCGGCCGAGCTCGAGGCGGCAATCGCTGAATCGCGCGCAAAGCGGAAAGGGTTTCGCGGCGGTAGGCTACAGGTCGCTGCTCAGGGGGCGGGTTGAATCGCACGGTTTTACAAGGGCCAGACGATGCGGTGCGGCTGTGGTGGCGCCTGGCCGCGCGCAAACAAACCGCTGGCGGTTCGGACCCGTTTTTAATCAAGGGCAACGTGGCAGCGACCAGCTGCAGCGAATGCGGCCACACCGAGCACCACGAGGTGCCCGCAAAAAAAGGCCAGGGCTTCGTCGACCGGTGCAAGCGCTGCGGGTGGGTGTGGCAATGCCGGGTCGAGTACGTTGTGCGCGGCATGGTGCAAACCACGCGTCGCCCACACGCCGGCGAGTCGGGCCTGGTGGAGCTCGCCGACCTCGAGCTGGCTATTGACCAGGTCGACACCCGCGACCGGGTGCTTTATGGCCTCTGGCTTTTGACCGACCGCAGCTTTGAGTACGTCGCCGAGGCGGCGGCCGAGCTCGCGCTCGAGCACCCAGGGCTGTGGCCGGTGCCGGCGAGTGGTTTTACCGTTGCGGGTGTCAAGTGGGCGATCAAGCGCGCGAGGAAAACCCTTTCCGAGGCCCTGATAAAACGCGGGCTAATGGCCAGGCGGGTGCCGGTGCTCATGGCCCAAGGCGCCGAGGAATCAATCGACGTGCTCGAGCCCCTGCCGGCTACGGCCATTGTGCCGGCGGACCCGGCGGCCTGGTTTGGGCTGTTGCAGGACGTCGAGCGCACGCCCGGCGACGCCATTATTGCGAGCGCACGCGGCGCTGATTTGATCCGGCTGGCGCGCTCGACCACCCGCGAGCACGGCAAGGTTTACCGCCAGGTGCCCATGCGGCAGGTGGCGCCATGATCACCACACCGCTCGAGGACCTGGCCACCGTGGCGCGTGAGGCCGTCGAGGTCCTGCGCGCACACCCCGACAGTTTCCACGAGCCTGCCCACAGCATTGCCGACCGGCTCGAGGCGGCCCTGGTGCACGCCGAGCCGCTCACGCGCCTGGTGCTGCGCACCGGCGACCTGGCTTTTAGCTGGCAGGTCAGCAAGGCGACGGTGCGCGGTTGGATTGAGGACGGCGCGCTAGCGGCCTTCGATGCCGGCCGTGGGACGGTGCCCAGGTGGCGCGTGACGGTGCCCGAGGCGCTCAGGTTTGCTCGAGCGCGCAAAAAGGGCGACACGTTCCACGGGGAAAGTGGCGCAGATCGCGCGAAAATCACCAGCTAGGCCCGAAATCGAAATATAGACTTTGCCTGGGCGAAAAAATCCCGTTGACGCACAGCCTGGCGGCGGGGCATTTTCTACAGGTTCGGAGACATGCAGCAGCGTAACGCTTTGAAAAACCCTGTTCGCGAAAACGTGCAATTGACCGGCTCGGGCGTCAGCAACCCGGGCCGGTTCGCTTTTGGGGGTGCGCGATGGCGGCGGCATTCGACCTCGAGGTCAACGTGCCCGAGGTGGTGTTTTCGCTCAGCACGCTAAAGGCCAAACAGCTGCCCTTTGCCACCAGCCTGGGCCTCAACCTCACGCTGAAGGACGCGCAAGACGAGGTGCGCGAGCAGCTGCCCAAGCGTTTCAAGGTGCGGCGGCCGTGGGTGGTGCGTGGCGTGCAGGTCAAACCGTCAAATAAAAACCGGCTGTGGGGCTCGGTTGAGCAGCGCGACCCGTTTATGGCCCTACAGGAATCTGGCGGCGTCAAGACGCCTCGAGGCCGTGCCATTGCGGTGCCGGTGGGGGCGCTGGCGCGGCTCGCCAAAACGCGCGTGCTGACGAAAGGGCGTCGCCCGGCGGCTCAGCTGAAAAAAAAGAACGTCTACCGAGGCGAAACCAAAAAGGGCGTGCCCGCGATTATCAAGCGAGGCACCAAACGCAAACGCGCCGAGGTGCTTTACCTGCTCATTCAGACCGCGCGCATTGAGCCCAGGTTTGGCTTTGTCGACACGGTCAACAAGACGGTACGGAAACGCTGGGAGCGGAATTTTGGAAAAGCGCTCGCCCGGGCTATCGCGAGCGCGAGATAACGGCGGTGCGCGGCCCAAGGCCGAGGCGCTGCAGATTGCGCGCCCGTAGGGCCTTGAGCCGCGCGGCCTGGTCGGCGGGGGGTGCCGACGGTTGGCTAGCGGCCATGATTGACCACCAGCGCGCGCGGCTGAGCGAGCTGCACGAGGCCACGAAATTGGCCCAGGTCGCCAGCAATTGCCGACTCGACGCGCTCGAGCTCCTGGCGGGTGTCCTGGTCAGGGCAGAATTTGAGCAGGCGCTCGAGGCGCACGCGCTCGGCCGTCAGGCGGTCGCGCTCAGCTGTAATTTTGAGGGTTTTTGCGTTGCTCATGCTCACCGTTACGGCTACGTGACGGCTAAACTTGAGCCTTTCCGGGGCCCAATTGGCCGCGCTGGGCAAATATCGAATACATTTTTTGGGTGGCAATTCAAGGCCCGCCGATTCAACTTTGACCCATTCGCTTGGGGGTAATGGATACATTTTCGAAGTAGAAAAAGCGTAACAAATACACCTGTTTAGGGCGAGATTCTAGCCTCGCCAACCGAGCATTGGGCAAAACGCCCTGAAATACCCGAAACATTTTGGGGGCGGCAATCCGAAGGCTCGCCGATTCGACTTTACCTTGCCGGCACCGAAATTTGCGAAACATTCGAAAAATTCGATTTGCCGATTTTGGGCTGCTATCGTTTTTGCCCGTAGTCAGCTCACCACCAGGCGCGCCCGGGCCAGCACCTTGAGCTGCCCGGGCGTCGCCATTTGTGGCCACCCGGCGCTCGAGGTCGCCCCCCAACCCCCCCCGACCTCGAGCGCCGACCCTGCGAGCCGGGCAACCGGGGGTCGTGGCTCAGGGGCGGGTTTGGGGAGGGTCGCCCTTGGGCCTTGACTTCCGCGCTCGGCCGCTGATAAGGTGCCGCCGAGCATTGACTCAAACACCCGTTATAGGCAACCGCGTGGTGCTCAAGTGAGCGAGCCTGCCGATTCCAAAGGGAAAAACAGCGAAATGAGCCGGCGCGATACCTGCGGATTTTGCGGTCATGCCCGCATGTGGCACCCGGGCTTGATCGACCACGAGGTGGCCGAGGCCCTCGGCGGTAGGCGGGTGGCGGTGTTGTCCGAATGCGTGGGCGACATTCCAGCCCAGCGCTGCGGGCAACGCTGCAGCCAGTTTGTCGAGGTGGTGCACAAGGCCCTGCCCAGCGCGCAGGTGGTCAATTGAGCGTCGACCAGGCCGCACGCCGCGAAAAAGAGATGGCCCTTAGCCGCTCGCTGCAGCGGGCAGCGCACGACTTCCGAACTCACCTCGACGAGCTCACCGACCAGCTGGTCGAGGATAAGCGGGCGGAGCTGGAGCATTGCCTTGGGCTGATCGAAACCAATTGGCCAGGCGACCGAGCGGCGCAGCTCAATGTCTGCAAATGGCTGACCTATTGGGTGCAGCTCGGCGAGGCCGAGGACCTGACCGACGAGCTACAACGGGAAGTCGACTTTGGGCAGGCCGGCGTATGAGCGGCACGGTGCGCGTCGGCGAGCACGACTACAAAAAACCCGTGCACCGGTGCATGCATTGCGGCGAGCCCTGCCCGCTGATACCACGCCCAGGCTGGCCCTGCACGAGCTGTTTTGAGGGGGTCAATTTCACCGATTTGAGCGGCCAGGTGCTCAATTGAGCGACAGAGAGGCCGCCAACCGCAATATGCGAAAAGCCAGCGGCATGGTCGACACCAACGACCCCCTCGTGGTGTTTTTTTACGTGCTGGTGCGTGACAAAATGACGCCCGGCGAGCTCGAGCTGCTGCTAGAGCGCGTCAACCTCGCGGCCACAAACCACGAATTTACAAACGGCTGGCTGGCCGGCTACGCTAAGGACGTCGTCAGCCGGCTGCGCCAGGTGGTCAATTGAAAAAGCAAGAGCCCCCGCAAATTCCGCAGCAGCGGCCAAGCGGCGACCTGGTGTTCGAGCTATCGCTGCGAGAGCGCGACCTACTGCTCGAGGCGATTATCGCCTGGGAAGGCGAGAGCTGTTACACGTCGCGCGAGGTGACGCCTGAGGAAATCCACAGGCTTTTGGATAAGCTGGGCGCCTCGCTAACGGTTGACCGAATGCTAATGAGCCCTGAGCACCGGCGGCCGAGCTCGTGACGCTCGAGGACCGCTACCAGGCCGCGACTGACCAGGTTTTCGAGCCCGCGCAAGGGGCCCGCGAGCTCGATTTTAGCCAGGCCATTACCCGGGCCTCTGCTCAGCTCGAAATGCACGATCAATGTAGCGGCGTCGCGACGTTTGGCCTGCTGCCCTCGCACTCCTGCACCTGCAATTGCCACGAGGTCAGCGCTCCCCGGTATCTGAGCTGCACGGTTTGCGGCGACCTGATCGCAAACCAGGCCGAGGCTGAGCGCACCGGGCGGTGCTGGCGGCACCGCGAGCTCGATTTTAGCCAGGCCATTACCCGGGCCTGTGCTCAGCTCGAAATGCACGATCAATGTAGCGGCGTCGCGACGTGGGGGGTGGCTGACGAGGTCGACCACCTGCGGTTTCGAATCCGCACCACCTGGGCCGTCAGGAGGGCCCTAAATAGGGCACGCGCACACGCGCGCAAATTCCGGCGCTGGTTTGCGGGCGTTTGGGGCTCGAGCTCGAGCGACGATAGGGCCGAGCCTTGAGCGAGCCAACCCGTCTGCAGGCCGAAACATGACAGGCCCAACCGACCCACAGGGCGTTTGTCAGAATTGCCACCAGCTCAGGCGCCGGCACACCACCGAGCAGCTATGCCGCTGTGCGCGCGAGCGCTCGCAACAGCTTTTGCGCATGTCGCGGGCTGGTGGCGGGCGTGGCGAGCCGGCCGAGCTGGTCGAGTACCTGCACGCGCTACTGCAGGACCTCGTAAACGAGCCCACGTTTGAGGGCCGCTACCTCGGCCCTTTGGGGCTCAGTTTCAAACGCGCGACCGACCCAGCCTTGCACGAGATTGCCGCAACCCTGGCGGTACAGCTGATTGATTTCACGCCCTCGAGGCCGCGACTGGTCGACGTCGAGGGGCCCAAGCCATGAGCGAATACCACCGCCGCCACCGCTGGCAGCCCGAAGGGCTTTGGAAAGGTCGCAGGGTGCGGAAATGCACGAGCTGCGAGCTCTACTGCCGCCGGGCTAGTTCTGGCAATGGCTGGGAAATTAGCGCTGACCCTTTGATGCGTTACAAGGCCACCCGCAAATGCTGGTATTTGCCGCCGTGCTTTGCGAAAAATGGCGGCGCACGGCGCGCCATGCAATGGAAACCGAGCGATTGAGGGCCGACGACGTCCTGGGCGCGCGAGTATTTTTCGGCATCATATTGCTGACGGTGCTTTTTTGTGTTTGGTTGGGCTGGCGCGCTATCCGCGACGCCGAAGAGGACCTAAACACCGTCTGGACGCTCGACGCCGACGATACGATGATATTTCAAACACCACCGCCGCAGGCGTGCGTCAGGCTGATTATTTGCGGCGAGGCGGTCGATTGACCGATCCGCTTTGCACCTGCACGCACGTTAAAAGCTGGCACTCGACAGCGCCGGCGACCTCGAGCCGGATTCGCTCAGGCTGGGCGGTGTGCTCAGGTCGGCACCCGTCCTATCTCGTCATCGCCAAAAATGGCGACCGGGTCGAGCGTCAAGGGCGTTTTTGCAAATGCCAGGGTTACCGCGAGGGCCTCGGCCAGGGGTCAACGGCGCCGAAATCCACTCAGCACGAGCGCGACGAGCTGCGCGGGCTTTACAATTACGACCTGGCCGACGACGGCGAGCGAATCAAAATTGAGCAATGGTTTGAGTTTTACCCGCAAAACCCGGCGCTGTGGGCTATTTTTCAGCGCTTCACGCTCGAAGCTGTCGATTCAGGCCGCAAAAACTTCGGCGGGTTTTACGTTATCAACCGGATTCGGTGGTTTTCGCTGGTCGAGTCTAAGGGTGACCCGTTCAAAATTAGCAATAATTGGAGCCCGTTTTTAACGCGGCTATTTCACGAGGCGCACCACGAGCACAGCGACTTTTTCCGGTGCCATAAGGCGGCGGCCGATTTCGTCTATTGGGACAAATTTCTAAAGCGGTTTGGGGCCTAAAACAGGGGATAAAATGGTTTTGCCCGACGAGCTGCTCAGTCTGCAGGCCCCGCACGGCGAGGCGGGCTATTTTCAGCTCGAGGGCGTCGAGCTGTCGCGCACCGAGTGCTACGCAATCGACAATATCGCCCAGGCGCTATTTTGGGCCGCTGCCGAGCTCCTGAGAGGCGGCCGATTGCCGGCGACTATTTCGGACCTAATGCCCGCGCAGCTGACCGAGCTACGCACCCGGGCGGTCGGCGTCGCTGCCAGCACCATGCACGACGGCGCAAACGGCAAAATGCCGGTTGAGATTGACGCCGACGACCCCGATAAAACGTTTTCGATAAAATCGCACCGGGTCAAACCACCAAGGGGCCAAAATGGCTAGTGACGCCGATCAGGAAATCAAAACAGCCGCAACGCGTCACCCTTTGGGCGAGGCTAACCGAGTTTTGGCTGCCAGGCTGAAAGCGGCCGAGCAGGTGCGCGCGGGTCGTTTGGCCCAGGCGGCTGCGGCCAAGCGGCGCGAGGATTCGGCCGTTACGGTGACGTCGACCACCACCGAGCCCGAAATCAAAAGGCGGTGACGCAAGCGGCTGCGGTTACGGGCCGACAGCCGGCCGTCGCGGGCTTGACGGCGTGTGCACTCGAGGACGTGCGCAACCCGGTTTTTGTCTACCTGGGGCGAATGCAGCGGGGTGCCTCACAGCACACTATGCGGCAATCGCTCGAGCACCTGGCCGACCTGGCCAGCGGGGGCAAAATAGGGGCCTTGGCGTTGCCCTGGCACCGCCTCAAATATCGAGATACCGCAGCGCTACGTGCCGAGCTCGTCGAGCTCGATTACAGGCCTGCGACGATCAACCTGCGCCTGGCAGCCTTGCGGGGCGTTTTGCGCGAGGCCTGGCGGCTCGAGCTCATGCCTGCGGACGCCTACCAGCGAGCAACCGACCTCGAGAGCGTATCTGCAAAACCCTTGCCTCGAGGGCGCGCATTGCCCGCTGGCGAGGTGCACGCGCTGTTTTCAGGGGTGCAGGCGGACCTCGGCATTCGAGGCCTGCGCGACGTGGCCATAATGGCGCTGCTCTATGGCTGTGGCCTACGGCGCGCTGAGCTCGTGCGCACCCGCCTGGTCGACGTCGACGTGGCCACGGGCACGCTGCGCGTGATTGGCAAGGGCAATCGCCAGCGCAACGTTGCCCTGGTGGGGGGTACCCTGGCAGCGGTTGAGGTATGGATTACGGCTCGAGGGCGTCGCCCTGGGCCGCTTTTCTACTCGACCACACGCAAGGGGCAGCTCAGCGAACAGCGGATTTCGCCTGGCAGCGTGCGGCATTTGTGCCAACGTCGTGCCGTTGAGCTCGATCTCGAGCATTTTTCACCGCACGACCTCAGGCGCAGCTGCGCGACCGAGCTCCTCGACCAGGACGTCGACCTAGCCACGGTCAGCAAAATGCTGGGGCATAGTGAGCTCAACACGACCGCAAAATATGATTTCCGCGCTGACCGCGCTACACGCAAGGCGGCGACGCACCTATTTGTGCCAGCTGCGATCAACCGAAACCAAACAGGGGGCGAGGGGGCAAACCATGAGCAAAAAAAACAGAGTGGGGGG